AAAAAATTGGTGGACATAATGTTGGTACATTAGAAGAAATGGGTACATTGCATCTGCGTGATTTTGGCATCTACATAGAAATGGAACCAGACGAAGAAGAAAAACAAAAATTAGAAAATAATATTCAAACAGCATTGTCAGCAGGTTTAATTGATTTAGACGATGCAATTGATATTCGTCAAATACAAAATTTAAAGCTTGCTAATCAAGTTTTAAAACTCAGACGTAAAAAGAAAGCGGAGCGTGATCAACAAATGCAACAGCAAAATATACAAGCGCAAGCGCAAGCTAATGCACAAGCGCAGCAAGTTGCAGCTCAAGCTGAAATACAAAAGAAGCAAGCGTTAATGCAGTCTGATGCGCAGCTCGAACAAATTAAAAATGATTTAGAAATACAAAAATTACAAGCTGAAGTTGAAGCTAAAAAAGAATTAATGGCACAAGAATTCCAATACAATATACAGCTTAAAGGTTTAGATGGTGCCGCTAAAGCTGAAATACAAGCACAAAAAGATACTGCTGCTGGTCAAAGAGAAGCTGCAAAAAGCGAAAGCTTTGAGTCTTCTGGTAATGACATTATTGGCGGTGGTATCAACTTAGGTACCTTTGAACCTAAGTAATAATAGTAATGTATAATTATATAATATTTTATCATGTCAGAAAAACAAGAAGAAGTTCTTGAAACTCCAGTTGAGGAACAAGAACAAACTACTGAACAACCAGTAGAAGAAGTTAAACCCGACACAGGCGCTACGGTGGCTGATGACGGTACAATTAAATTAGATTTAGGTAAACTTAATAAACCCCAAGAAGATGCCGTTCAAGAGCAAAGCACAGATGACAGCGATGTTGCTGTCGGACAACCCGAAGACTCGCAAAACAGCGAAGAAGTGGTTGAAGAAGTACGGGACGCCGAAGAAAAAGAAGTAATCTTAGAAGAAATAACCGATGAAACCAATCCAACAAATAATACTGACGAGGCAGGAGTGGATGGAAGCACTGAAACTACCGAGCCCGCACCGGAACAAGAAGAAGTATTACCGGAAGAAAAAGCACAAGTTGAATTACCTGAAGGATTAGAAAAGGTAATTGAATTCATGAAAGAAACAGGTGGAAGCTTAGATGATTATGTAAAGCTAAACACTGATTATTCTAAATTAAATGATGGACAACTAATACGCGAGTATTATGAAACAACAAAACCACATTTAGATAGAGAAGACATAAATCTTTTAATGGAAGATTTTAATTATGATGAAGAGCTTGACGATGCAAAAGATGTAAGAAAAGCTAAAATCGCTTTTAAAGAAGAGGCGGCAAAAGCTAGAAAACATCTAGAAAATCTTAAAACTCAATATTATAATGAAGTGAAGGCATCAAGTAATTTACTGCCCGAACAACAAAAAGCGGTGGAGTTCTTCAACCGTTACAAAAAAGAACAACAAACAGCTGATGATAGCCAAAAGTATTTTATACAGCAAACTGAAAATGTTTTTAACAAAGATTTCAAAGGTTTTGAATACAGTGTTGGAGACAAAAAATATAGGTTTAATGTTAAAGATGCAGTTGGTGTAAAAGAGACCCAAAGCGACATTAACAATTTTGTTAAGAAGTTCTTAAATGAAAAAAATCAAATGTCAGACGCAAAAGGTTATCACAAATCATTATTTACAGCTATGAATGCTGATGCGATTGCCAATCATTTTTATGAGCAGGGCAAAGCAGACGCAATGCGTAATAGTATGGAAAAAGCAAAGAATATTGATATGAGTCCAAGAGGGACACATGAAAAAGTCAAAACTTCTAATGGTTGGTCCGTCCGCGCAGTGCCAAGCGACGCAGACAGCATGTCAAAACTTAAAATTAAAATTCGTAAATAACTTTTAAAAATTAAAAATTATGGCATTTGCAACTAGTCCAGATACATTAGCTAATCTGGCGCATTTAACTCCAAGACCTATTAAAGGTTTATTTGGAGACAACTATTTGTCTGTTGCTGAGCTAGACTTTACACAACAGTTTTTACCTGAAGTTTATGAGAAAGAAGTTGAAAGATTTGGAAACAGAACTATCAGCGGATTCTTAAGAATGGTAGGAGCTGAGATGCCTATGGCGTCTGACGTAGTAGTTTGGTCTGAGCAAGGAAGACTACACATCGCTTATGATGATGTATCATGTAACTCTGCTGGAACAGTATTGACGTTCCCTGCTGGTCACTTAATTGGCCCAGGTATGACAATTGTTGTTTCACAAGGTTATGATACACAAAAAGCGTATGTTAAATCTGTAAGCGGAAACGACGTAACTGTAGAAACTTATGGTGTATTAGCTGCTTTAGCAGGTACTATTCCTGACGCTACTGACGTAAAAGTATTCGTATATGGATCTGAATATGGAAAAGGAACAAAAGACGCTGGTAATTCAATCGATGCTTCTTTCACAACTTTCAACAACAAACCATTAATCATTAGAGATAAATATAATGTTAACGGTTCTGACGTTGCTCAAATTGGTTGGGTAGAAGTAACTACTGAAGCTGGCACTTCTGGTTACCTATGGTATTTAAAATCTGAGCATGAGTCAAGACTAAGGTTTGAAGATTACTTAGAAATGTCAATGGTTGAAGCTGAAAAAGCATTAAACGTTGATGGTTCACAAAGACAAATCACTCAAACTGGTTTTGGTGGAAGCGGAAACGTTGAAGGTTCTGAAGGACTTTTCTCTGCATTAGAGAACAGAGGTCTTGTTTACAATGATGCTGATTTTGGAGCTACCGGTACTGGCGGTGCACCAAGTCCAGGATTAGGTGAATTTGATGACATCTTAACAGAGCTTGATAAGCAAGGAGCTATTGAAGAGAATATGATGTTCTTAGATAGAGCTACAGCATTATCAATCGACAATATGCTTGCTCAGCAAAATACATATGGAGCTGGTGGTACATCTTACGGTGTATTTGATAACGACGCTGATATGGCACTTAATTTAGGTTTCTCTGGTTTTAGACGAGGTTCTTATGACTTCTATAAAACTGACTGGAAATATCTAAATGACTCTGTAACAAGAGGATTAATTGCTGATATTGAGGGAGTTATTGTTCCTGCTGGTACAAGTACAGTTTATGACCAACAATTAGGTAAAAACATTTCTAGACCTTTCTTACACGTACGATACAGAGCTTCTGAAGCGGACGATAGAAAGATGAAGAACTGGGTTACCGGTTCTGTTGGTGGCAACTTTACAAGCGACGCAGATGAAATGAATGTTCATTTCTTATCTGAAAGAGCGCTATGTGTACAAGCTGCAAACAACTTCGTGTTATTGAAAAAGACACAAGCTTAATATTTATATAAGGGGACGGGCGTCTTTTTGGCGCCCATTGCCTTATTTTTAACATTTTTATTATATTATATCATGGGAAAAAAAGAAACGCCAGCTATAGAAAAAGGCTGGGAAATCAAAGATAGATTATACACATTAAAAGGTAACAAAAAACCATTAGTTTTTACATTACCTTCAAGACATTCACTTAAAAGATCTTTATTGTGGTTTGATCCAGAGACTAAAACACAAAGAGAATTAAGGTATGCAACCAATCAAAGCTCTCCATTTGTGGACGAACAAAAAGGCCAAGCTACTTTAGGTAGAATCGTTATTAGAGACGGTGCCTTAAGAGTTCCTAAGGAGCAGCAAGCATTACAAAAACTGCTTTCATTATATCATCCGTTAAAGGATAAAGCTTATGAAGAATATGATCCTGTAGTAAATGCTGAATATGAAACTGATTGGATTGAATTAGAAATTGAAGCTTTAAACTTAGCTAAGACATTAGACATTGAGCAAGTTGAAGCAATACTTAGAGTCGAATACGGAAGTGAAATTAATACAAGAACATCTAAGGAGCTGAAAAGAGATATACTTATTATGGCTAAAAAGAATCCTCAATTAGTTATTGAATTAGCTAATGACGATAACGTACAGCTTAGAAATTTTGGTATTAAAGCAACTGAAGCAGGATATATTAGTTTATCACAAGACCAAAGAACATTTACATATGGTGATAGTGATAGAAAATTAATGACTGTTCCATTTGACGAAAACCCTTATTCTGCATTAGCAGCGTTCTTTAAAACAGACGAAGGAGTTGAAGTATACAAGGCAATTCA